CTAATAACTCTGGTAGTAATTGATAACTAGCATCAATAGTTCCAGACATTAAATCAAAAGCTCTACTACCTGGTTCATATATTTCACCTGCATATACTTTGCCAGGAGAATATTCAAGCAAATAGTTTTTATCTTCAAACTCTGGTTTATACAAATCTTGTGTCATATTTAAACCCATAAAGTTAAAGTTTGATTTTCTTCTACCTGCATAAAAATTTATCTGATTAGGTTTAAATGCTGATGTATAGTGTATTTGACCATTATCATCAAAACCTTTTAATGGTTCACCTATTTTGTTATATATAAACTTTCTAGCTTCATCAGGTGACATACCGTAATTATTAATTAAATCTATGTAATAAGGTGTATCTTCTGCTTTTACAGACTCTAAAGTTACTTTAGTAGCTCTATCAAAGTTAACAGGTTTACCATTTATAACTTGTCTCATCATATTCCATAAAACTGGTTCTCCACCCATTTGGTTTGCCTCACGTATCATATCAATATGTTTTCTAATATCACCAATAAGATTGGTATCTTTACCAATATTTTCTACTTCAGTCATACTTAAATCTATTTGTAAGTTCTTTTGTGCAGCTTCTTTTGTAAAACCTTGTTGTAATAATTTATCGTATTCTCTTAAATCTCTTAAATATGCTTGTGACCTACCAACAACCATAGCTTGTCCTGGTACTAAAGCATTTACAGTACTTGCAATTACAGACCATTTACCTGACGGTCCATATGTTTGAAATAATGCATCAAGTCCAGCAAACAACCAAACACCTATTTGTGCATCACCTCTAAGTAATGTACCAAGATTCATCTTCATATTGTCTTCTAAGTTCTCATATTGGTATCTTTCTTGCATTTCTTTCCAGATTTGTGATTCTGTTTTAACTTTGTTTAATGCAAAATTATTAGATATATCGTTTGCTATAGGACTATTTGCTGTACCACCAGCTAAAACATAAGGAACTGATATATCTGCAGGCCATTGATGTTGTTCTGTTACTTTTTCTAATTCTTCTGTTACACCATCTAATACAGAAAATTGTGTATTGTATTGACCTATTTGAAAATCGTTACGTTTATTACCTATGTAGTAATCGTTTTCTTCGTTTTCATCGAATAGATGGAAGCCCATTATCTATTCCTATTGTTAATTAACTCCATAATGATAGGAGAAGGATTTATGTCATACATAGCTTGTAACATCAAATCTATGTTATCTGTTCGTTTAACACCAGATGACCCATCACCTATTGGTACTCCTTCTGTTATTGGCTCGTTAGGTCTTTCTGTTGGTGCAAAAACATTAGGATTAACATCTACTTGTGATGCTACAGGTAATGGCGCACCTTGTTGTTGATTTACGAATTGTTGATTATCACCATAGTCAGCATCAGGTAATCTTCTAAGAGGTTGTGTTTTACTTCCAGCTCCACCATCTGTTCTTTGTCCACCTTGTGGTGTTGCTACAGCTGCTGGTTTAGAAGGTTGTCTGTAGCCACCTCTTCTATTCTTGGTCATAACTGTCTGCCTCGTTAGTAAATAATATAATTACTCCTGGTCTTGGATATACAATTTGCACAACTTGTTCAGATAATATATCTATCTCGTCTGCTACACCATATTCTTGATATACCATTTCCCAGAACTCACTCTCGTAATACTCTTGCATTTTAAATTCCAAATGCCTGTGCCATTGTTGGAACACCTTGACCTCCACCTTGTGCTAATAGTTGTTGTTGTATCATTGCTTCCTGTTCAGGAGACATCTGTGGTTCTTCAGGTGTATAGAATTGTTTCATTATTTCTGTAATAGCATTTGGATTTTCATAAATTGCTATTGCAGCCATAGTTGCAGATGGGTCACCTTGTGCCGACCTTGCAAGTATAGAGTCAAACAATACACCTTCTGCTTTGTTTTTTCTAATACGCTCTTGTACTTTTGCTATATTTTCTAGACCGTCAATATTATCTTGTAATGTTTCTACATCTATAACACCAGCTTGTAAAAGTTGTAAACCTGTAACAATTTTCTGTGGTTCATCAAAACCAGCCATAACACCGTAGATACGTCTTGTAGTAAAATTACCTCCTATATCTTTAAGAGGTTGATAATTCTCACTAAAAGCTGCACCTGCGTAATAACCTGCCATAGGTTTTTTAGTTATACCTTGTTGATAAGATAGAACTACATCTAGCTCTAATCTTTTTGCATCCATATCAATTAAACCATGTTTAATTATTTCTCTATATTCATTTATCATCAAAGACATAGTGCTATTTAATTCTGATAAACCTGCACCAGTTACAAAAGAGTTTGGAGATTGTGAGTCATCAGTTACTGGATAACCACCTACCATTCTTAGTTGTCGTTCTAATCTATCAATTTGTTGAAACAACTGATATGGAATATTGTTTGATGGTTTAGATACTTGTGTACCAGGAGACAAGTAGTTTACAGCAAATCTACCTTTTCTATATTGACCAGACTCTAACTCACCTGATATGTTTGTTTCAGTAAATACTGAGTCTTCCATAGCTATAGCTGACATAATATTTATTTTTGCCATCATAGCCATTAAACCTATTACGTGGTCATATTGTCCTTTGAGTTCATCAAAAGAAACTTTCTTCATAAACACAAATGGTGGTGTAGATAATACGTTAGGTATAAAATCTAATATCATTGACCTTTCAGGAAATACAACGTATGTACCACCTTGGTCATAATATTCTATTATCTTTACACCTTGTGTTGTATTGTCTTCCCAGTTAGAAGATGTATTACTATCGTATGTTAAAAAAGATGATGCTGCTGTAGATATGTTATCTGTATCATCTTCATCTTTGTTTAATATCTCATCTGCAAACTCTGGATAAATTTGTGCAAGTTTATATCTAGGTACTCTTCTAACAACTGCTAGTTCTCTTGGTTGTTGGTCAGGACCAAAGTTTCCTGGAAATGTATCGTATGGGTCTCTTAGTTCTGCAGAAGGATATGCAAAACCATTTTTATCTATCTTAGTTGTCATAACCCAAGCACAATAACCATAACCAGGTAACCATCTAGATGCTTGTGCTAATTGTAAATTTAAATTTTGTTTGTCATCATAGTTTGTAACAATACGTTCTAGTTTATCTGCCATAGCTTTAGACCTTGTAGAGTCATTGTTGTTAGGTACATCTACTCTTACTTGTGGTACACCAGATACTTTTTGTGCAAGTCTATCAATACCAGATTGCAACATGTTTGGTGCAGGTAACAAGTCAGCATCTGACGTTTCCATTGTGTTACCTAATAATGCTTTTATACCATCAGGTCCACCATTGAGTATTGCTTTTATTCTTGCTTTAGATATTTGTCTATCTTGTACACCTTTACCAGAAGTTAATGTTGCAGCAGACCTTACGATTTCTTGATAATCTTTTAGTCCTATGTTCTCTATTGCCATGTTGGTAAATCTATCTCCGTTACTTTGTACTCGCCATAACTAGGATTATAATCTAATCCTATGTCTGCAGCATGTTCTTTTTGCATGCGTCTAAACACTTTCATTGGAAACCACCCAGCCATTACTATGTCTGTTTTCTCTTTGTTTCTTCTAGAGACAGGTTTCCCATCAAAGTATAACAGTTGTTGCCTATATTTTTGTACTTTTGCTGTAGATTCTCCATCACCAGCAGGCAAATGTATTCTTTTGTTTTCAAACAATGCAGCCATTGCACCTACACCATATAGTGGGTCATGTTTGTTTTTACCAGTCAGGTGTCCTTGTGTTGTTATACCAGAACGTAATGTAAATTCTTTTATAGAATCATCTTGTCTTATTGCAGTCTGAAAACCATTTTCTTCTATAATCCAATGTCTACAGTCATACTTATGTAACCAGTCAGACATTTGGTCTAACGCTGCACGTGTACCTCCACCTCGTCTGTTTTCTAAATCAACTAGATAGAGTTCACCTCTGTATTGGTCTATACCCCACAAGACGCTTGCTTGGTAACCACTTGATGCAGGGTCTAAACCAGCAACTAAATACAAGTTTTTATATACTTGTCCTAAAACTAAATCAGGTCTCATACATTGGTCAATCATGTTCATTGTAAATATCTGTGTACCTTCTACATATGCTTGGTTGTAATACACCATCTCAAATGTTTGTCTACCACCTGTAGATTCTGCAGACCGCAACCTAGATTGTAACCATTTAAAACTTCTTTTAGTTGGCCATAACATGCAATTAACATGGTCCTCTACAATATGTTCTGGTATCTCACATTCTATTTTGTGTGCTGTTTCTACAATCGATGTAAAGTTTTCTGACTCTAGTAAATGGTTATATAAATCATCAGGATGTTGTCTAGAGCCAATAACAACTACAGCTGTATGTTCTTCTTTACGACTAGATAGTGTTGTTGTCCACCATTGTCTTGTAGATTCTCTAGCACCAGGTTGTTGTGTTGTTTGGTGGTCCTCAATGTCGTCAGCAATAATTAAATCACAGTCTCTAGATAATATCTTGCCACCTTTACCTACAGCAACCATAGTAGGTGATTTAATACCTGCTACTGTTCTTGTGCCTACAGTAAATTGATTCTGTGACCAGTTCTTACCTGACCTGTTATCTGGTTTAAAATTTGTACCAGGTGCGCAAAAATCTGCCTGTAGTTCTTCATTAGTATCTAACACGTCTAACACAGCAGATAATGCGTTCTTTGCTATATCTTCATTACCACCTACCCACATAATTCTTATGTTTGGATTAAGACATATCTGGTAAACAGCAAAGTGTATTAACAACTCTGTCTTACCATGTCTAGGTGGGCTAAGTATTAATAGTTCTTTACCATTGTCTATAGAATCTATTATGTTATTTATCCAGTTTGTATGAAAATCCGCGGTCTCGTATTTTTTTCCTAGTTCTGTTTCAAAGTATTTGTTGCGGAAGCTTGAAAAATTTTTGAGGTTTCTTTTAGCTTCTTTGGATAACTCCCACTCTTCTGCAGCTATTGCATTTTTACTATCTATCTTGAAGGCAGCAAGCATACGGGAAACGGTAGCAGAAGTGCAACCAAGGAGAGAAGCCGCCTCGACTACCGTCATGTCGCCATTTGCTACTGCCTCTGCTAATCCCTCGCTTACGAAAGCTCGGTAATACTGTCCCCTACGCACACTGGCGTAGTCCCCGTTATCACTATTATATTCCTTATTGATAGGTTTTGTGTCAACTTTCTGATTATGTCTTTTTGCTGCTGCCCAGACTCTTTTGTTGCATTGGGTAGAGCAGAATTTACGTTGTTTACCTGTTAGACGCTTTTTACAGCTAGGTGCGTGACATATCAAATTTGTCATTAAAATCTATATCCTTGTAGATTGTTGCTTAGATAGAATTATATGTTATAGTTCTACTAAATACAAACACTCAAACTAAGTATTTTGTTACAGGTGAAGGTGCAATCGGGATGCAGAAAGCTGCTGACTGGCAAGACAGTAACGTAGAAACGCAAAAGCAGTACCCAAGGAGATTAGAAAAGTTTGATTTAGGCCTCCGCGACTATATGCCCGCTTACGCCTAAAACCCCTGTACTTACTTACTGTTTTATGTACAAAAGATTACCAACATATTTTTCTAGACATACGTACTATATAGTAAGAGTGCAGATTAACATCTGCTAGTCATACAATACTTACAGACAGATAAAATATACATACCTTCGGTATATATTTTACTGCTGTAATGTATTGCTGTATGTAATACAGACTAGCTTGCTACTGTATGTACAGTATTTAAATTAAATACGACCATATGTAGTTTAAATGTATTCCTATAAAGATATATGTTTTATATATCCTTTGGATATAAAACAATATCTATTATGTCAACTAGATTATGAAAGGAGATTATATGTCTTATCTAGTAAAGAATAACGTAAGGTGCAACTACTGTACATACAGTATTGTACATAATGGCGAGCGCTACTGGAAGCGTGGTAACAAAGTTAACCAGCGTACAGGCGAGCCAATTAGGTATCCATTGTATCTGCACTTTACGTGTGGTAAAGAACTCTATGCTAAAGGTGAAAACCTTTGGCTATGGGGCAAGAAAGATAGTCCTAAGTCTAAGATATCTAAGAGTAGATTTCGAAACCTAAGACTATTTAGCTAATTATATAATACTGTACTGAGCCTATGCCAGTACAGTATATATAAATAATATTATAGAAAGGATAATGTTATGGAAACTATAGATGAAATCTACTATGGAGATATCGTTGACGAGGAAGTCGCCAACTATCTCTATTGGTGGTATTACTATGAATAAATATATCCAAACTACTTGGTTTTATTATTGGATATGGTTACCTATTGCTTGTGCTATTGAAACTAAAAGCAATCTATACGAAGTTTATAGCGAGCTTTGGTTGATTAATAGCATCAAGCTAGGTAAATATAAACAATACTTAGGATAGATATCCTAGTGCGTTAAGCCTATGCTAACGCACAAGGATATGTATATGCAAGTATATATGTCAAGTATAAGCTATAAGAAAGAAAGTGAGTTATATTATGGCAAAACCTATGAATCCGGTTGTCTGCGGTATATCAGGCAAAGTAATGACCGAATGGCGTGAGCGCACATTCGTGCAAAGATACATCAAAGGTGAATTGGTAACAATTCCTTTGTATCTTAGCATTGATGAAGTGATTGCACTTCACAAGCAAAGTCCTACTTATATTGATAAGAAGGCAGCTGAAGCCGATGCAGTTGAATCTGCAGAGTCTGATGCCGAAGACAACGCTGTTGAGGAACAACAGCTTGAAGGGATTAGCGAGTTCTAATTCCTTTGTAAGTCTTTAGTACCTATCCAGTAAGGTAGGTACTATAAGATTTATAGAAAGGAATAACAATGTGTGACTTTATACACGATAACTGTAGTAAAATAATAAGATGGTACACAGTGCCAGCTGGTAACAATGCTTGCGATGCATTCTACATAGTAGAAATGAGCAAGGAAAGACCAGGCTGGGACTTTGTAAAGAGAGGTGAAATACCTACTTTGTTTGGATAGCTTGTAACACATAATATGCTATTTGGAAAGAATAGAAGGATGCATACAAAAACAGCTTGTGGTTGAAAATCCACGTTTGCAAACGCATTGTGTGTTACAAGGTATTTAAATACCAAACAAGTAGAATAAGTTAGCCATTTATTCTACTGGCTAGGACTCTATGGCGAGTGAGATAAAAGACAATAGCAAACTATGCATCCTAGCCAACGATATGAAAGGATAAACTATGGACATTGTTAATATTAAATTAGCACTTGAACAACTAGAAACGATAGTACCAGCAATCAAGATGGACCAAATCAAAGTAATGGTTAGACAGTCTATCATTGATTATCACGAGGAAAAACTTGACGACAAAATCAATTCTGATTTAGCTGTTGTCGGTATTCCGAGTGATGAAATGGAACTTAAACCTTTCTAAGTTAGCCAGAGTAATAGCTAACGAAAGGATAGATATGCGATTCGAATTGATGTCGGAATATCTAACACATATACACAATCATTGGATAGATACAGCTAGTCCATCTAATGACGAATTAGAAATAGCTGATGATTACTACCTTATTCTAAAGAATATAATCTTTAGAAATATAAAGGTTAGATAATCATTTATGTATGTATGTGTCGTACGCCTACGCTGCGACACATACATATGAAAGGAATATATGTTGCATTTTATAAACATAAACAATGTACTTAAATACAGTGTAATTATTTACATAGTATTCAAACTATTACAGGGAGAGTTATGGTAGAAAAAATAGATATCATTATGAATCTAGACAAAGACAAACTGCAAAGTATTGTTCTTTGGGTATTACGTGACTTGATAAATTGGAAAACAAATGACAGAGTTAAACCAGAACTAAGAGATTATTCTGCTATGTTACTTGAAGCATTTGAGTATCAAATTACTAAGGCACATACAAAACAATTAAACGAAATGATGGAGGAGGAATAACGTGGATAACGAAGATGTATTGGGCGCTATTGAGGAAGTTATGAAAATACTTGATGGCATTGTAAAACAATTTAAAACTCAACACGAACTAAATCAAACTATTGTAGATGCACTTGTAAAACTACAAGATGATAAACTTAAACTAAATGTATGAGTTTACAGACCACACTTCTAAAAAATATCAGAACGAATTATCTGTTGACTTTGTGTTCAATGGGGACATAACTTCTGACGAAGCTGTAGAGCAAATAGAAATGTTGGTAAAACTTGCAGACAATAACAATAAGATTTCATTTATAAACTGGAAACCCAGTATGTATATGAAGACAAGTCTCGTAAGAGACTAGCTACAAACGATATCAGCCCTGTTGAATGTAGCTAGAGTTAGTCTGGCACACTACCATGTTATTCCCTATACGATAACCTATCGCAAGATAGAGTGTGCCAACTAGCATGGGAAGGGCAGAACGAAAGGTAAGATATGACAAAAGCAATGACTTATGTTACACAAGATGTGACATATCAATTTCAAATCCAAGGTAAAGACCCTGGTATTATGTTCAATAATCCAGCAATGATGGCAGTTGATACATCATCTATGTCGAAAGGCAAGAAGACTTATGACGCTGATGAAGAAGCTGAGATGAGAACATATCGTAATGATGATGGTAATTTATGTGTACCATCAACACAAGTTAGAGCTTCTATTCTAGAAGCATCTAAGGTATTCAAGGTAGGTAGAAGCAGTGCAAAGACAATACTTAATCACATTATTGTTGAGCCTTTTGACCTAATTGAATTACAAACTAGCAAAGGTAAAGCTATACAAGAGTATGAACAAGACCAACGTAGGGTTGTTGTTCAACGTAGTGGCATCATTAGAACAAGACCAGTAGTTAAAGACTGGCAATTATCCTTTAGCATTATTGCTGATGCAGAGATTATGAATGCTACATGGAAAGAACCAGTAGATGCATTGATAAAAATTGTATCTGATGCTGGTAAGAAACAAGGTATCGGAGACTACAGACCACAAAAAGGTGGTAACTTTGGTAGGTTCGATGTCATAGATATAAAGGAGTTATAGATGGTAGTTAAGAAAGCTGCAGTATCTACAAGAGTCCAGAAGAATAAAGATAAACAACTTAGAGAATCAGGCGGAGACGCCTGGTTTGATATTGACAAGCTAGTACTAGACGATAATATATATCCGCGTAGGAACGTACTAACGTCAAAGGTTAATCAATATTACAATGCAATGAAATTGGGACAGGTATTCCCAGCTATTGCTGTAGAGACTAGACATGAGAGACCAACAGGTAGAATACTTGATGGTTGGCATAGATATCATGCATATCTTAAGCAAGGTAAGAAACAAGTTACTGTTGTATTTATAGAATGTTCAGATGAAATAGAAGCATTACGTGAATCATATACACTAAACAATAGCCATGGACTACAGTATTCATCAATAGAAATACATGACTATGTCAAAACAGCTACTGATTTAGGCATGACATATGACATGATTGCTGATGATATCAATAGACCTGTACGTAAAGTAGAAAGTATGGTCAAACAATTTGGTACTGCCAAAGATGGTGGTACAGTCGCACTCAAACGTGGGTTGAGACATCTAAATACAAACACAATAACTAAGAAGCAAGAAGCACTTAACAAAGCCTGGATGGGTTCTGGTGCTGGTACATATGCTGCATTGTTATTTAGATATCTAGATGCAAATGCTATCAATACAGAAGATACCAAACTAATCAAGGCATTAGATAAACTAACAGATAAATGGTTACAAGTACGTAAAAGTTTGTAACGCTTCGGTTCGGATTGGTTAGCAGGGGTAATGTCGGGTTCGTTGCGGATAGGCAAGGTAAGGCCCATTAAAGTTTTAACGCAGAGGCTAGGTATGGTAATGTCTGATAAGGAGCGGTAAGGATAGCATCAATAAGTTTTAATTGAGGTATGGACAGCTTTTGCTAGGAGTGGTTTCGTAAGATACGGTGTCGCTGGGCGAGGTATGGAAAGGTAAGCACCAATAAGTTTTTATCTGAGGTTAGGAGCGGCAAGGTCTTGTATGATGAGGTCCTGTATGGTAGTGCTAGGAATGGATTGCAAAGGTATATATTAGTCGTGTACGCATATGTCCACGACTAATATATAATATAAATGAAAGGAACTATATGAATGAACACGTTGATGTGTATTCTATTGACAAAGGACAGGATGAATATACTGTAACCTTTGGGTATCACAAAGAAAACCAAGAAGCAGAGTCTATGTTTGGTGATGACACTAAATCATGGCATGTATGTGTAGAAGTATTATCAACAGATATATTATCTGCTATACAACTAGCTAACAAAGTACTAAATGCAGAACGTGCATTGATACTTACAGGTTTTGTTGACAGTACGCCTGAACAAAAGGATACATATACTAAAGAAGAAATAGAAAAACTAAGAATGTTTCACATTGAAAAAGGTATATTTCAATCGTGGATGATGATGGACCCAACATCAGTGCAAGCTGCACTATCAGCTGACCACGAGATGTTGAAATCCAATACTGTTGATTCTGTACTTAAACATACAGAAGATATTGGTAATCAAGCTGAAGAGTTCTTGAAGGAACAGGAGGATTAATGTTACCAGAGAACATGTATGCTGCAGTACCACCACCAGTTGCTAGTGGTAGGAAAGGTAAACAACCTAAACTACTAACAGATGACAAAGTAAAAATACTATTGTCATATCCAAATGATTGGTATGTAATTGGTAAATCCGAAAAGTGGATTAGTGGTGTTAAGGCAAACATAGAGTCTATGACTCAAAGAAATATATCTCATCTTGCTGATAAAGGTAAGTTTGAGATACAACAAAGAAAGAATAAAGATGGTTATATTGACATTTACTGTCGATGGATACCAGAAGACATAATATAGAAAGGAATACTATGACTAAAAATAATGATTGTTGGTCAATGGTTTCATCTGTATTGGGTAGGTCACGAAGAGTATTACTCTATGGTCCACCAGGTACAGGTAAAACATATAGTGCTGTAAAGCAGAATGCACCAATGAATATGGAAGGCAAACCTAATGTTTTCCAGATAACAATGACAGAAGATACTGCTGCTGCAAACCTAGAAGGTTTCTATAAACCGAATAATTCAGGAGGATTTGAGTGGCATGACGGTATCGCAATACAATCATGGCGTAATGGTGGTAGGTTGATTATCAATGAGATTGACCATGCATCACCAGATGCTATGACATTTCTACATGCAATACTTGATGACCAAGACATTGCTATGTTGACACTAAACAATGACACAAAGGAGACAGTAAGACCTGCAGAAGGGTTTCAAGTTGTTGCTACAACTAACAGCCCGCCTGAGAGTTTACCATTGGCATTGAA